AGAATTCCGCTCTTTGTAATACTCCTTTTACAATGACTCTTCCGTTGTTTTCTTTTAAAGACTCATTAATTTGTTGCGGAGTAACCTTAAATGGGATATAATCTACAATTATTTGTTTCATTATTTATTTTTTTTAATGGCTTTATCCTTTGATCCTTTATACTCTTGTTCAGGCGATTCTACTTTGCCGTCACCATCAAAATCCTTTTTAGCCTTTTCATCTTCTTGAATTTGATTTAAAATCTCCTTTAATCCGAACTTTTTAATTTCTTTCTGCAAACTCTTTAATCTTTCATTCATTTTAACTAGTTTAACAGCAGTCGATTTCCAATATTCATTTAATCCAAGGCCCTCTTCTTCTCTTAATTTTTTATTTTGTTTAAGATATCTTTCAATTTCAAATAAAGCACGGTTACACTCTTTAATAGCATTGTTTAATTTATGCTTAGAACTCATACCAGGAGCTTTCTTATACTCCTTATAAGTAATTTCATTTAAAGGATTGGCTTCCCAAATCTCTTTAAAGTTTTTATGAGTTTCTTTTGCGTTGCTATATCCAAACTTTTTTGCGATTTCAGTACCTCTATTCGATTTATCATCCGGATCTTTTGAAAATGCTTTAGGAGTTAAGTATCCAGGCACTCCGGCAGTCGTTGATGCTTCTTTCATCCGTTTAATTTCCGTATGAATAAAATTTCTAATTATTTCTCTTAATTCGGAAGTTTTCATTTTATAAAGTTTTTAACTCGTTTTCTAATTTATAGATATGAAGTACAGTTAATAAAGTAGATTCATCGAATTTCTTTTTAGAAACTATAGAATCAATAATATTAGAAACTTCGTTTAATTTAATTTTGACTGCTGAATCTGAAACCGATTTGTTTAATTTAATTATTGCTTTTTTTGAATTCAACAATTCAGTATTAATATATTCCTTCATTTTAGGTGAATCCGAAATAGTATTAATATATTCACGCAATAAAGTTTTTTCACGTATACCTAACTTTTGGTATTTTTGATTAAACTTATCAATAATAATTTTATATGCTAGTTTTCTAACTTCAGTATCATGTTTAGAAAATTCTTCTACAATATGTGATCTTACTGTTTTACCGTCGGATGGTTTAGAAGTAATAAACTCTACTAAAGTAAATCTGGAAGTGACTATTTCGGAAGGACTAAAAGTAAAATCTTTATTTTCTAATAATTTATATACTGAAGCATATACTTTATAGTTATTAATTTTGTTTTTAATGAATTCTTCTAAAGTATAATGTTCTTTAATTTCACGTATTAAATTATATTTTTCCTTTTTTAATGCGCCTTTATTAATTTCTTTATTAAGTTTAAGTATTTCATCTATTAAGCGGTTAGCCCTGTCTTCGTTAGAAAACTTTTCTTTAAGTAAAGTTTGATATAACGATAATTCTTTATTTAAGTTTGTACCTTTCTTAAAATATTCCTTAAGAATATCAATAGCAGGTGATTTTTTATTGTTAATCATGTCCGAGGTTATCTGCGTAGACAATAACTCAAACAGGATTCCTGTATTTTTTATTTTACTGTGCTTAATTTTTTTCATATAAAGATACAAACATATCTAATCTATAATAAATATACCAAATTTTTAATTATATATACTTAATCTAAATCAATAATATTATTTTCGTTTAATAAGTTACTTTCTTGCTTAGAATCATTAGAACTTGATGGAAGAGTTTGTATAGATTCGGTTAAAACGCTTTTAGTTTTAATGTTTCTATTAATGTTTTTAACCATCTTTTTTACTACCCCATCTGATATTCTTTTTGTTACTTTATTAACTTCTTTAGCACCTATAGGATCATATCCCAAAGGGTGCGAATGTGTGCCATAAGTACTATGTTTTTCAGGTCTACCTAATTTTGGTCCTGAAGTAACAGAGGATTTAACATCATTTTCTCCTTTTTTAGGAATTTTTTCATTGTATTCATCGGGTATGCCACCATCTCCTTTATACATAGATGCGATATCATGAGCAGTGCCGAATGACTTACCCGTTTTTATAGGATCATTGCCTTCGGATTTAATCTGTTCACGTCTATAAATGTATCTAGCATCATCAAGTATTTTCTCGTTTTGTTCTGCTAAAGCATCTTCTGACATATTAAAGATATTTTTATAGAGCCATTCTTTAGAAGCTAATCCGTTTTCTATCATATCTTTAGCTAGATTGACTTTTGATTGCCACAATTCAATTTTTTCTCTTTCATATATAGTAGAAGGAGCTGTCATTGAAATTTCAAAATCTAATAATTCTGCATCTTCGAATCCTTGTACATATAAATGCACAATAGCAATTTTATATAATTCTGATATTACGATACGTTGTAATCTTTCAATGGTTCTTGAAAATCTAATGTCTTCTGCTGCTAATGTAGCTTTACCGGATACCCCTTCTTCATAATTTAAAAATGCTTTAGGTACACGTAAAGCGGCTAACATTCTATTCTTAAGATATTCTACATCGGTAATACCATCATAATCTAATCCTTTTGTAGTATCAATAGAAGTACCACTTTCACCACCTCTTACCGGCACATAAAAATCTTCAGTCATATTCATCATATTAAACTTAAGATTATAATCTCCAGTAACCGGGTCTACATATGGAATTTTTTTAGTATTGTTAATTATTTTTTGCATATACGCATCCACTTCGTGCGGAGGTATATTTCCAACATCAATCTTAAAAACTCGTTTTTCAGGTGACCGCATTACTCGATGAATTAACATTGCGTCTTCCATCAATGTTAATTGTTTCCACACTTTACGAGCCGGTTCTAACATCGATTTACCGTACGGTAAAAAGTTAGTATCGGATAACAATCTAAAATGTGCTATCTCGTAATTTTCATAAATTTCTTGCTGACTAGTATGACTTACAAATTGCCTACTACCCATTGCAGAAGGATCCCATTTAAATCTAACATAATCGCCATTATTAGGATCGATACCTTCTTCTCGAATCATTTGAAATGCTGTAATCGGATCCACTCCTATTACACCGAATTTTTCAACTAATTTTAAACGTAAAAAGAAATCGCCATATTTAGCTAAATTTCTAACCCATGGCCACATATTAAATTCAATATTTAATATATCATAAAATAGGTTATGTAATATTTTTGCTATTTTAGGATTATCACTTCTAATAGTCAACGTATCACCAAACTCATCACGAACCGTTGATTCATCTGCTACTATATCTAAATATGAAGCAATAATACTATCAGTTTCCATTGCTTCATAATCCGTAAATAATTCTTTACGGTAAATCATAGTAGCTTCTCCGGGTGCAAACCCGGAAACTGGAACTCTAGTATTATATAGTTTTGTATATCTGTCTATTAAATTATTGGTAGCTAAATTACCCATAGATTGTATTCTATTGGTATCAGCTACTTTTATCTGGTTACCGCCTACATTTCGTATGATGACATCAGTAGAAAATAATCGTTTTAACCTTTTAAATAAAGTTTGATCAGCCATTATATGTTATTTTATTATAAATATAGATTATCGGATTAACCAATCAAGACTTTCATCTTTACCGTCTACTTTCCATTTCCAAGGATCCGATTGAGTACCGTTTTGATGACTATATACTCCTCCAACTCTGGTGAATGAATTTAACATTGACTTATTTAATTCCAATCCCATTTGTCTCAATTGTAAAGCAGTATCACGTACCCACACTCCAATACACAATGACATTACCAAGTCATCATTATATCCGGATTGTGCTTGAGGTTTACCGTTTTTCCAAATAAAAACGCGTAACTCATCTAACGTGCGCCTACTTCTAATTATCAATCCTTTTTCTCGGATATACAATTCTACTTTACTAATCATCATAGGACGTATTTTAGTAGAAGTGGTAAATCCGGCAACCATATCAGCAGTATCGCGTAGATCAAATCCACGTTTCAAATGTTTTAAAGGATCATTTAATACATCTTCTGATTTATGTGAATAATAAAGATTTTTATATCCTCTATCAATAGCAGGTTGAATTGCTGCCCATCCAATATTAGCATTTTCAATTACTAATAATGCATCATTGTC